CCTCTATCTACAATGCTGAAAGATTTTTCCAAGCATAGAGATGACTCAAGAGGATGGTCATGGGATGAATCAAAATATTTCATCCCAGTACCAGACACGGTTAATTATGAGAATGAGAAAGAATTACCAATTGATCCTTATGTTTTTGGTGCTTGGCTTGGCGATGGGACATCATCATGCGGATCAATAACATCTGCTGATCCACAAATATTCCAGTATTTTCATGGTTATGAGATAGTTAAATGTAGCTCTAAATATAGATGGGGAATTCATGGATTGCACAAACAATTGCGCCTTCTTGGTGTGATGAACAATAAACATATACCTGAATTCTATTTACAAGCATCAATAGCTAATAGATTGTCTCTTTTGCAAGGGTTAATGGATACAGATGGGACTTGCCATCAAGATGGGAAAATAGCTTATTTCTGTAATACAAATGAAAATCTTATTTCTGGTGTTGTTGAGTTGGTTCGAAGTTTAGGAGGTGTTGCTGTTGTTAACCACAATAAAACAATGTGCAACGGGAAAGAGTTTTATTCTTGGAGAGTTTCTGTAAAGTTACCTCAAGCATTCAATCCTTTTCGGTTACAAAGAAAGTCCAGTATGTGGAAATATGATCCGCCAAAGCCATTGGCTATCGTGCGGATTGAAGAAATTAAACCAGCATTATGCAGATGCATTACTGTTTCTGGTTCCGGACATTATCTAACAGACCAATTTCTTATTACGCATAACTCCACAGCAGGAACTCTAGCCCTAACGCTTGCTTCAATCTGCTTTGGATGCCGTGATGTCGTCCTGATCATCTCAGCCACGGAAAAGTTGGCAATAGATCATCTTCAAGAAATCAAGATTCAACTGGAAGAGAATGAAGACATCATAGCCGCATTCAAAGTTCACGGCTTGTCTAAAGATAATGAGACTGAACTCATCGTCCATATTGGAGATAGGATATGTAGGTTATCCGCCAAAGGAGCTGGACAGAAGTTACGTGGTGCAAAGTGGAGAAATAAACGGCCTAACCTGATTATCATTGACGACCTTGAGGAAGATGAAGGTATAAGATCAAAGGATCAGAGAGACAAATTAGCAAGGTGGTTTACCTCTGCATTGATTCCACTTGGTTCTGATAACTGCATAATTAGAGTCTTTGGAACAATCCTTCATGCTGACTCATTGCTTATGGGATTTATAAATAGCAAAGCCTGGTTATCGAGAATATATAAAGCACATGAAGCCTTTGACGATTTCTCTAACATACTTTGGCCGGAGAAATATCCGGAAACAAGGTTACGTCTTATTCGACAACATTATATTGAAAAGCATCATCCATCAGGATATTCACAGGAAATGTTGAATATTCCAGTTGCTGATTCTGATAAGTACTTCAGACCGGAATGGTTTATTGCATTGAGGGAAGAAGATCGCGGAAAGCCAATGCGGTTCTATTCCGGTATTGACTTCGCAATTTCTCAAAGCGACAAAGCAAACAAAACTGCTATCGCTACTGTCGGTATCCTGTCTGATGGCCGAATGGTATTCGTAGATGTCCGTGCTGGACGATGGGATTCCCTGGAAATCATTCAACAGATGTTTGATGTTCATGAGATATTTTCACCGGATTTGTTTATCGCTGAGGATGGAGCCATCAAGAAATCCATAGGACCATTCCTGAATGCTCAAATGATCAGCACGGGAATTTACATCAATGTGGTTGGGCGTACCCCAGCAAAAGATAAGAAATCTCGTGCCAGTTCATTACAGGGTCGTTTCAGGTCAGGTGGGGTATTATGCGATGCTGAATCTGATTGGTACCCTGATTTCTATGAGGAAATGACTTCGTTCACGGGAAATGGAAATGAACGTGATGACAGAGTTGATGCCGCTGCATGGATAGGATTGGAACTGGCTTCACTATCACAACCGGCAGACCTTGAGGAAACCGAGGAAGAAGATTATGCATCCGAGGAATCCAAGGATGGACATCTCAATGGACGTTGTGAAACTACAGGATATTGATAAATGTTTAAAATCGAAACAAAACTTTCTATTACTGATCTAATAGAATCCCCGAATATCGCAGAGGAATTGACAAAGCAGGAACGAGATAATATTGGTCATTATGCGATGGAAGGATTCAATGCTGATCTTCAATCACGCGTTCAGTGGGAAGAACGAATGCGCGATGCCATGAAATTGGCACTTCAACTCAAGGAAGAAAAAACTTTTCCATGGCTCGGCTGTAGTAACGTCAAATTTCCTCTCATTACAGTTGCAGCCATAGCATTCCATAGTCGCATCTATCCCTCACTAATACAACAACCGGACATTGTTCATGCTTGTGTCTACGGGGATGATCCTGATAGCCAGTTGGATGAGGCCGGACAGTTAATCGCTCAGCATATGTCATGGCAGATTTTCTCTGAGGATGAGGATTGGGAAGAGGAACAGGATAAGTTGTTTTTGGTGGAATCCATTCTAGGATGTGCATTCAAGAAATCCTATTTTGATCGTTCTTGCGGAAGAAATAATAGCGAACTCGTTCTTCCTTCTGATTTGGTGGTTAACTATTGGGCTAAGGATTTGGATTCTGCTCAGCGAATTACTCATATCAGATATATTTCCAATAACGATATTATTGAGAAAGAACGCCAAGGTCTTTATTGCGAACATGATGAAAGTTACGGAGTAGCTAATCATCCGGAATTGCTTGGTCCACTTGCTATGGTTCGTGATCAGACGCAAGGTACAACTCCAGATACATCGGACAATGAACAACCGGTAGTGGTACTTGAACAATGCTGCTGGATGGACCTTGATAATGATGGATATAAGGAACCCTATGTCGTGACATTTCGTCACGACTCCAATAAGGTACTTCGTATCTGTGCTGCATTTTTTGAGAAGTCAATAAAGTACAACTCAAAACATCAAGTAGAGAAAATCACTCAAGAATACGCCTATACAAAATATGACTTCATTCCATCCCCTGATGGAGGATTCTATTCATTGGGATTAGGGTCTCTTTTAGGACCATTGAACAAGTCAATTGATACCTCGATTAATCAATTGATAGATGCAGGCACAATGAAGAATGCCGGTGGTGGATTCCTTGGTCGTGGAGTCAGGGTAAAAGGTGGTGAATACACATTCAGACCTGGTGAATGGAAACGAGTCGATTCTACTGGTGAGGATTTAAACAAATCTGTCTTTCCGCTTCCAGTAGGTGAACCTTCAGCGGCATTACTTCAATTACTGCAACTTCTGATTCAATATGGAGAGAAGATTGCTGGAGCAACTGATACCACTTCAGGAGAAAATCCAGGCCAGAACACAAAAGTAGGAACCATGGATTCAATGGTAGAACAAGGTCTACAGGTCTTCAGTGGTATCTACAAACGAAACTATCGGGCGATGACTTCTGAATTCAAGAAGTTATTCCGACTTAATCAACTGTACATGAATGAATCTCAGTCATTCAAATACGACGGAGCAAGGAAGAAAATATATGCGTCTGCTTATGCATTGCCTGACACAGTTATTGGCCTTACTGCTGATCCTAATTACATGTCTGATGGGCAGCGCCAAAGACAAGCCCAAATGGTCAAAGGAGCTGCTGCACAGTCAAACCTTTACAATCCATTAGAGGTTGAACGATGGTTCCTGAAGACAATGAAGGTTCCTGGTATTGATAAAATTCTAGTCAAGGAAGTTCCACCTCCTTCTCCACCGATTCAATTACAAGTTGAACAGTTGAGAATGCAAGCGAAGATGTCTGAACTTCAAGCACAACAACAAGAAGCACAACTCAACTTCAGAACCAAGTTACTTGAATTGACCAATGAAGCTGAATTGAATCAGGCGAAAATAATTGAACTTCAGGCAAAGGCATTGCTTGAAACGGAACAAGCTGGAACGGCTCAAATTGATGCGGAAGTTGCAATGATAAATGCGCAAATAGGAGCAGCAAGGATTCACCATGAAAGTCTGTTGAAGTCTATCAAGGTGCTTAGTGATGTAGTTAGTAACGACAAAGAAAAGGGACATAATGCAGGAAAAAATGCAATGGAAAACGTGGTTGCGGCAAGCGGAAACGGAAGCATTCTTCCAGGATTTGGTGGGAATGCGACTTGAACTTCTTGAAGCATGGGCGGCAGGTGATTTTATCTGTAAAAGTGCAGAAGATACGGTTGCATTAGGAG